TCATGGTGTTTCCATACTAGTCTTTTTGGCAAAATTTGGCAAACTCGCGGCATTCAGATGTGCTGCCACGATCTCCAGCGCCCGTTGCCAGCGCCGCCAGGCGGTCGTGCGGTCGCAGGCGAAGCGCAGCGTGATCTCGCGCCAGCCATAGCCTTTGGCCCGCATCCACACGAGGTGGCGCTGCTCGACCTCCAGCCATTGCACCCAGCGCATGGTCTCCAGCATGCGATCGATGGCCTGGGGACTGGGCGGGAAAGGCCGGTAGACCTTCTCGTCGGCCGCGAAGGCTTCCCACTCGCGGCGCACGATGGTCGGCCACGTGTTGATGTAGCCCTGCACACGGATGGGCGGCAGGCGCCGTCCCGTGTTGGCGGCGTCCTCGAAGCGGGCCGCCACGTCCTCCTTGGTCCACTCAGTCACGGTGCCGGCCTCCCTCGCCATACAGCCGCTCGCCGATGCGGCGCACCAGCTCGCGTTCGAGGAAGTCCAGGCGCGCGTCAGATTCGGCGACCACGAGGATCCGCTGCTCCCGCCAGCCTTGCCGTTTGAAGGCTTCGAGGTCCGTGACCTCGGGCTGCGTGCGGGCCAGCGCGGAACGGTAGGGTGGTGTGCGAATCTTCATGTCACACCTCCTGCGTCTCGGCCGCCCAGTACAGAATCGCCAGGGCGTCGGCTTCGTTGTCGTCGGACGGTTCATGGCCGCGCTTGCAGACGGACGCGATCATCTCGTCCTTGCTCGCATTGCCCTTGCCGGTCGCGTACTTTTTGATGGTGCCGACTGGAACGCCCACGTAGGGGATGTTGTGGTGCTCGCACCAGGCGCTCAGGTGCCCGAGCAGACCGCCGTAGATGTGCGCGGCGTCCACGCCTGCATGCCGGCGCACTTCCTCGAAGTACACCACGTTGATGTGGCTGCAGGCGAGCTTCAGTTCGTTGAGCCACCGCTTGAAGCGCAGGTAGCGCATGCCGCCGCCTTCGAAGCGTTTCGGTTTGAAATCCTGCGTGCCGCTGGCAATGCTGCCGTCCAGATACTGCAATGCCCAGCCGGTCTTGGTACCCAGGTCCAGGGCGAGAATCGTCGTTGTCATCTTTGAGTCGTCATGCAGATGGTGACCGAAGGTGACTGTCGTCCGGATTAACCTCTACGCGTGCGCGTATACGCACGTAAAGAGATCAATCCTTGAGCGGGTCACCTTCGGTCACCGTGATCAGTCGTCGCGATACGGCAGGCGATTGCCGTAGTCCTTTGGCTTGAGTGAAATCCCGGCGAGTCCCTTGACCCCGCCATGCAGGCGCGTGCGATCGAAGCCCCGATTGGTCAGCTGCTGCGCGAGCCACCGGCTGGTCCCCACGTACTCGCCACGCCGGCCAGCCCACTCCTGCCAGCGCAGGAACACGTCGGCCACGGCCACACGCGCCTGCTGATGGCACTGGGCCTCTTCATCGAGGAAGTCGCCGATGGCGTCCTCCTCATCGAAGTACTCTTCCGTGGCCGACCGCACGCAGTCGGGCGGGTCCAGGCGCTGGCGCTGCCAGGCAAGGCACCCTTCGATGGCCCACGCCAGGATTCCGTCGCGCTCCTTGAGCAGCTTCTCGGTGAGCCGGCCGTCGCGGCGCTCTGGCGGCACCGTCACCGTGAACGGGATCAGGTGCAACCTCCGCTTCATCGCCTCGTCCACGTTGCGGATCGCGGGCTTGTGGTTGCCGGCGATCAGCAGCTTGAACTGCGGCAGGTAGTCAAAGAAGTCCTGGCGCATGAAACGCGCGGACACCTTGTCGCCACCGGTGATGGCCTTGACCTTCGACTCGTTCCAGCGCCTGCCCTGCTCCGTCTCGATGGACGACACCAGGCGTGCGCCGCGCAAGCCCGCCAGTTCGGTCGGATGGCGATCACCGCGGGCTTCCATGAAGGTGTCCATCGGCGCATTGGCCGCGTAGTCGCCCAGGATCGTGGTCAGCACGTTCACGAAGACCGATTTGCCGTTGGCGCCGGTGCCGTACAGGAAGAACAGCGCGTGTTCGCTGGTCACCCCGGTCAGGCAGTAGCCGACCACCCGCTGCAGATAGGCCGCGAGATCCGTGTTGCCACCGGTGATGTCGGCGATGAACGCCAGCCACGCCGGACAGCCCTCGCCATTGCGCCCGCGCGGGGTCGCTGTCGTCACCTTCGTCATCCGGTCCTCGCGCCGGTGCGCGCGCAGTTGGCCCGTGCGCAGGTCGACCACGCCGCCCGGCGTGTTGAGCGCCCAGACGTCGGCATCCCACTCGTCTGCGGTCGCCGCGTGCTTGGGATCCGAGCGGGCGATCTTCTCGACTGCGGCGATCGTTGCCGAACTCGCCAGCTTGGTCTTCTGTCGTGCCGTGTCCGCCTTGAGCGACGCCGACCGGCAGATGCCACGCGACAGGTGGGTGACGTAGAGCAACTGGTCGGAATTCCAGCGTACGCCGGTCCAGACCAGCCATTTGCCCCACAGGGAGCAGTAGCGCCAGTCGTCGCCGTAGCGGCGCGTGAAGGCCGTCGCCAGCCCGTCCTCGGTTTCCCAGTCCACGCCCTCCAGCACGTCGGCCGACACGGTGTCATCCACCTCCAGCACCACGGGCACCCGCGCGCCGGCTGCCAGATAGCCGCCGATGTCGAACCCTTCCTCGATGGCGTCGGCCGCGTCCCAGCCCGCCGGCGCGTCTTCGGGCGGCACAAGGATGGCCACCGACACGGCGCCCGCTTGCAGCATGGCCTGCGCCGCGTTGGCAGCGTACTCCCAGCCCGGCTTGTCCCGGTCGGGCCAGATCAGCACGGCCTTGCCGGCCAGTGGCGACCAGTCGGTCTTCTCGACCGGCGCGTTCGCCCCGTGCATCGCCGTGGTGGCGACGATGCCGGTGTCAATCAGGGCCTGGGAGCATTTCTCGCCTTCGACAAACACCACCTGCGTAGCGCTCGCCAGCCCCGGCTGGTTGTACAGCGGGCGCGGATCCGGCGGCGCCATCTTGCGACGCTTGGCGTCCCACGGCCGGAACTCCTTGCCCCGGCCGGGCGGGTCGTAGCGGTACACCACACCGAGCAGCTGGCCGGCGGCGTCCAGGTAGTCCCACTTGGCCGTGGCGGGACCGAGCTCGTCGGTCGGCGGCTCGCGGCGCTTGCGGCGCACCGGCTGCACGCTGGAGTAGCCGAGCAGTTGCACGGCGCGTTCGAGCACCTGCGAGAAGCCCGTGGCAACGCGCAGGCCCGCCTGGGCGGCGATGAGGTCGAAAACGTCGCCACCGTCGCCGGTAGCCCGATCGGTCCACAACCCCGCCTTTTCGCCGTCGAGCACCACCTCCAGGCTGTCACCCGGACTGCCCAGGATGTCGCCGATCACAAACTTGCTGCGGCGCTTCTTGCCGGCCGGAAACAGCGCGCTCAACACAAACTCCAGGCGTGCGAGCAACGCCGCGCGAATCTCGTCGCGCTGCGCGTCCAGTTGGCCGGTGACCAGTGGGATCTCGTTGAAGTCGATCATGACTCGTCGTCCTCCAGCGTGCCGCCAACAAGGTCCGCGTCGGGTCGATGCACCGTGGTCGTCGCCAGCCAGGCCTGGAGTTCGGATAGCCGGAAACGCACCAGGCTGCCCAGCAGATAGTGCGGAATCCGGAAGCGCGCGCGCATGGTGTGGTCGGCGAACCAGTAGTACGGCAGCTGCAGAGCCGCCGCCGCATGGTTGGCGTCGATCATGGGCTCGTCCACTGGGGCCGACGCCATTGGATTGGTTCGGCTCATGCGTGCGTCCTCCAGCAGCGGTCCTGCCACGTGCACATGCGGCACTCGAAATGGGTGGGGTCGCTGAACGCGCGGGGTAGCAGTTCGCCCGCCGCGGTCGCGCCGATCACCTTCACCGCGCGGTCGGACATGCGCTGCGCCAGTGCCGCGTCGAACGGCACCAGTTCGGCGTAGAGCGCCATCGTGTCGGCGTTGATCGCCGTGAAGAGCGCCGGATGCTCGTGCAGCTCGAGATACGCCTGGTACAGCGCGACCTGGGCGGCATAGACCGGCTTGGCCACCGCGAGGCGGTGCTTCTGCAGGTCACGCCAGGACTTGTTGCCGAGGCACTTGTTCTCCCACAGCATCGGGTAGCCGAAGCCCTCGGGGCCTGCGACGATGACGCCGTCGATATGCCCCTTCAAGTGCCCATCGGCGGCCGCGAAACCGAACTGCTCGCCGTTGGGCTTGCGCGTGCGCAGGTCGAAGCCCGCGCCACGCAGCCAGTCGACCATGCAGTCCTCGATCACGTGGCCGCGCTCGAAGATGCGCAGCATCCGGCCATCATGCCCGCGGCCGTAGTCGGCCGGTGCCTGGGCGAACTCGTACTGCAGCGCGCGCTCGCAGGCCACCCCCAGGCGCGACGCGCCCAGGTACTGGCGCACCGGCTGGCTCGCGCGATCGCGCTGCAGGCCGATGTCGATCAGCGAGGCGACCTGTCCGGAGAGGCTCGCCGACGAATTGAAGTCCAGCATCACGCGTCCCCCTCGGCGGTCTCCCACGGCAGCTCTTCGAGCTCGGCGAACGGATCCTGCGCCGCAGCCTTGGTTGCCGCGCTGCCGCGCACCAGTGGCGTGCGGGTGTGCTCGTGGTGCTCGACCATCGCCTCGGTGTAGCGCGTCACGATCGCATCGATGACGCGCAGCGCCTCGGCCTCGGTGTACGCCGCCAGCGGCTTGGTGAAGCCGATCGCTTCAGCCACTTGGCCGAATGCCTTCAGGCACGTGCGCATGGCTGCGCGTTCGACGTCGGATGCGTCAAGCATGCAGACCTCCCTGTCCTGCCCTTCCATGGCTTGGCGCCAGTTGCCGTACAGCGCGTGAAAGGCGTCCTGGCAGCGGCGCGAGCAGAACACCCAATCCGGAACAAAGCGCCGGGGATCGCCGACCCCATGACGGGTGTCGGCGTGATTGAATCCCCGGGCCTGCCGTTTGCAGACCCAGCATTTCATTCCTCCCTCACTGAGCCCAGGCAGGTTTGCCGGTCACGGGCGGGCGCTGCGCAGCCGGTACGGCGCGGGCCGGCAGAGGTTGCGCGGGTGCACCGGAGGTGCCGCCACCCGGATGGGTCTTGGCCGGCACACCCTTGAGGCGGGCGTATTCCGGGTGATCGGGTTCGACGGCGAGCCGGATCACGTTGCGGTCCTCCCCCTTGGGATCGCGCTCGACGTCGACGCGTGCAATGAATTCCAGCCCGTCGAGCTCGTGGAAGCCCTGGATGCGGCGGGCGGCCACCGCCTGTGGCGAGGTGTCCTGCGGGTGGATGTTGCGGGCGCTGTTGAGCGCGGCGCGGATGAAGCTGCGCCCCATCTGTGCCCAGGTCGGGCCTTTGGGCGAATGCAGGCCGACGTTGGTCCACACCTTGCGCTTGGCGTGCTCGCCGCCGGTCACGACGAACTCGGCGGCCAGGTAGACCGAGCCGGTCTCGAACGACTCGCTCGCGTAGCCGCCGACCCAGCCTTGCGAGGGATCGTCATAGCCGCCCGGCTTGAGGACCATGCGCACCGGTATCAGGGTGCCTTTGGGAATCAGGTCGAAGCCTTGCTGCTGCTCGGCGTCGTTGAAGTCTTGCCACGGGCTGGCGTTGTAGGTCATTGTGGTATTCATGCGGTGTGTTCTGCGGATTCGGTGGTGTTTGCGGCTGCGCTCGGGACGACACTGGCATGCCCGGCACCGGGATGCGTGAAGTCGAGCCGTTCGCTTACAGGACGGGCGGGGCCGGAAATTTTCTGCATGAGGCGGCCAAGATCAGGCTCCTCGATCAGATCCAGGCGGCCGGAACGGTCCTTGGCCGGATACCCCCAGGGATTCAGGGTGCGGCAGACAAAAGCGCGATAGCTGGAACCATCCTCGGCTTTGAATTCCGCGAGCGTGACGACCTCGTCGACGATGCCGGGCAACTCCAGCCCGGTCTTGGAACCATCGATCTGCAACTGCTGGATACGGCGGTTGTAGTCATCGAGTCTTTCCTCAAGGATGCCGACGAACCAGACGTTCTTGCCGCGCGTATGCTGCAGATGCGTGAGCCAGGCGATCATCTCCTGGCCCATCAGTGCATAGGCGCCGCGATTGTCCGGCTTGCCGGTCTTCTCCGAGTAAGCCTGCGGCTGGCCCTTGCACCACTGCATGCACAACCGGCCCGCGACCGTGATCGAGTCAACGAAGACGGTCTGGTACCTGACGAGCTGGGCCGGGTCGCCATAACGCGCGCAGACCGCGTCATAGTGGGCTTGGCTGAACGGCTGCTCGTCGCGCAGTGCCGGATTCGGCCCGCCGATAAAAACGGCGAAGTCGCGGCACTCCTGCCAGGTACGGGGCCGAATGGTGTCGCCACCCCAACCTTCGACAGCCAGGTCGCCGGCTTCCAGGTCGAGAAACAGCGTGGTTTCGGATGGCAGGGTCCAGAGCTGCGAAGTCTTTCCGAGCCCGCTCTTGCCCACCAGCACACCCTTGACGCCACGCCGCTCGGCCAGACGTCGATCAGCAGAGATAATCGGCAACATCGACATGCCTCCATGTGAATCGGTTAAGAATTGAATAGACGGTGGCGCGGGAAACACCCATGCGCTGCGCGATCTGGTACTTGGTATTGCCAGCACGACGCATGGCGAAGATTTGCCGAACCTTGTTCTCGTCGAGCTTCGCTTTGTGATTGGCAATGCCGACATGGCGCGGTGGTGGCACCGCCCGCTCTTTGCTGCGCATGTCGCGCATGTTGTCCTGCTGTGTGCCGATGAGGAGGTGCTCAGGATTGACGCAAGCACGGGTATCGCAGCGATGAAGGACATGCTGCGAGCGCTCAAGCACGATGCCGTGGAAGAGCTGATAAGCCAGCCTGTGCGCCCTGATCAGCCCTTCGCTGCGACGACCGCGCCCCAGCACGCCATAACCACAAGCATTCTTTGCCCCCGTCCACAACCAGCAACCTCCCGGCGAGACCTGAACGTAACGGGCAAATCGGGAGATCAGGGGCTGCCGCGAGCGTGGCCCGAACCGGGTTGACTCCGCGCCAATAATGGAAAGCCCGCTCATGCCACCACCTCGTCCAGGGTCAGCGTGAACGACGGCTTGGCCGGCTCGACCGTGCGGGCATGGGCGAACTGCTCCCGCAGCGCGGGCGGCCAGTTGTTGTAGCGCGATTCCGGCACCGTCAGCTTGATGTCGACGTAAGCCTCGGGCCGTTCGCCGGCCGCGGCGATGCGCGCGGCGATCTCATTGAGCTGCTTCTGGCTCCAGCTGACCTTCTTGGGCAGCTCGTACTTGATTCGCAGCGGACCATCGGCAATATGCACGGTACCGAAGTCGCGTTCGGACACGCGCAGCGCCTCTCGGGCTTGGTCGCCGTAGCTCAGTTCCAGTGCGGCATCGAGCTTGGCGCGGGCGATCTTGAGCCAGGCGCTGGCGGCTTCCAGCGTGGCATCGAGTTCGTGCTTGCGCTTGGGCGAGAGCTTGGCCAGGTCGGCAACGGACATCCCGGCGATGTCGGTCGGCAGCAGGGTCTGATTCGTCATGGCGATCTCCTCAGTGGTAGGCGCAAACTGACGTCGAGTTGCGCGAGACGCGCCGCTCGTAGGCTTCGATGTCGGAGATCAGGTAGGCGACTCGGGAGCCGAGCTTGCAGAAGACCGGGCCCAGGTGGTCCTGGCGCCAGCGCTGCAGCGTCTTGATCGACAGCCCCCAGCGGGCGGCGAGCTCGGTCTCGCTCAGCGCGATGCGCCTGGCCGCCGGCTCGACGTGTCGCCGGCTGTGTCGGGACAATTGAACAGATGAGGAAAGAATTGCCATGTAGAGACGCCTCTTGTTGAAGGAGGCTCTATTTCATTGCCCGGCGCCTTGGGCTTGGGCGAGCAAATCTTGGGCTCTGGCGGGCACTGCGCGGTGGGTGCCCGACCGGCGCGTAGGCCGCAAAGCCTTGTGCCATATAGAAGTCGGCTTGCGTTTCGCTTATTTCGATTTCGATTATTTCGAATAGAATCGCGCCCCTTCCAGATTCGCCGCGATGCGCCCCCGCCCATGAACGTCTCCGCCATCACCAAAGTGCAGCCTTCCGAAGAGGACGTCGCGCTGGCGCGCGAGGCACGCCGCACGCTGGAAGCCGTGCTCAAGGCCGGTGCTGGCACCCGGCAGGTGGATTTCCGCGACGGCAGTGGACGTGTACAAACCGTCCGCATGCCGGCCTCGGCGCTGCAGCTGCTGCAGGATGTCCTGGACCAGATCGAAAAAGGCTGCGCGGTGTCCATCGTGCCGACGCACACGGAACTCACCACCCAGGAGGCAGCCCAGATGCTCGGGGTGTCTCGCCCATTTTTTGTGCAGATGCTGGAAAGAGGCGACATCCCGTTCCACAAGATCGGCACGCATCGCCGCGTGCGCTACCGGGACGTAGTCGACTACAAGAAGCGCCTGGACGCGCAGCGTCACCAGGCGTTGGAGGAATTGGCCACGCAGGCGCAGGCACTCGACATGGGGTACTGACGCCCACACGGCTGGAAACCACACCAAAAGCAAGAACGGGAACCACATGGCCAGAAAGACTCTGACCAACGCGAGCAACCTGCTCGATCTGATCGAACGCGCACCAGCATCCGTGCTGCGGGTCTTCAGCGGCCTGCCCGAGTGCCAGGCACTGGGCCGCGGCTTTGACTGGTCGCAGGATGAAGCCACCCTGCCCGGCGCGCTGCTGGAGCACATCCGGCATCTGCGCCGCGATCTGCGCGAGCCTGCCGAACGGGAGGCGCTGCGCATCGTGCGTCTCGCTTCGTCGCGCGGCGCGCTGATCCTCACCAGCGTCGCGGATCAGTTGAACGATGCCGATCTGTTTGCCACCTTCTTGTCGCAGCCCGGCGGCGAATTCGGGCGCGCCGTCTGGATGCGCGTGCATTCCGACGCGACCGCACGCCTGTTCGAGGTCGCAGAATCGATCCTGAACACCGCCGATATCCGGGGCAACAAGCGGCTCTACGACGCCTTCGATGTGCCCTGCGACGAGCCGCCCCCCTTCCTGTGGAGCGACAAGGTGAAGCGGGAACTGGAGTCGGAGCTCACGCGGGCGATGCGCCTGGCGGAGCCCTGTGAGGTGGTGCACGTCGCGCTGGCGGATGAACGTGACGACGGCGATGCTTCGGTGGCGCACTGCCTGGTCGTGCGCTTCGCCGGCGAGCAGGTCACGGCGGTACAGGTCGTCAACCGGAACCGCCGCAGCTTCTGCTACTTCCCGGCGCGCGATGCCACGCTGCTCTACGCGCCCGGCCGCAAGGTTGTCGAGGTCTACGCGCACACGCTGTCCACCCGGGCGCCGCTGGCCAACGTGCTGTCCGCGCACGGGTTCAAGGTGCCCCTGTCCAGCCGGCCGCTCAACCGATCGCGCTACGACCTGTCCCGGTTCGCCCAGCCCCTGAAGGACGTGAAGCCGCGCCTGGACGGTGCCAAGGTCGAGCGCCTGTATCTGGCCGAAGCGCGCGCCCTGCTCGGCCATGCCAGCGACACGGTGACCATTCACCTCGACAGCGGTGCCGAGCTCCACGATGTGCTGGGCGAGCATTGGGGCAATCACCCCTTCTCGCAGGCAGCCGCCATCCTGGGCGTCACGCTGGTCGCGGACCTTGTTGTTGCGGGGGACGCCACGGAGACGCCACTGTCCATTGTCCTGGCCGAACCAGGGCGTTGCAGCCTGCAAAACGAGCGTGACCTGCGCCTGCGGCGCGTCGGCACGCAGCTGCTGGAAGCCCTGGGCGTGCTCAAGCCGCTCAACCCCGGTTCCGGCGTGGACGATCCGGACCTGATCGGACAGGTTGCGCGGTTGCTGGAGTGCGCTACCAGCCCGATGGACGGCTTTGCGCTTGCCCAGTTGGGCATCGACATCGAGCGCTTCGAGGATGAAGGCATCCTCACCGAAGGCGACCGCATCACGCAGAAGGTGGTCGAGCTGGCCGATGGCACGCGCTGCGCCGTGCCGCTGGAGCGGTGTGCCGATGCGAATTTCGTGCGCTACCGCGATCCGCTGACGGGCGACGATGTCATGCTACAGGCTCGGCATGCGCGACGCTGGAAGGTCCATCTGAACTGGCTGCGCGAGGAGATCATCACCGCGCTCGGCAGCACGCTGCAGGGTGTGCGAGGCCGGCACCTTGATGAGGAGCCGGTGTTCCTCGGCGAGCTCGACGTCGACGGCGCACCCGTCGCGCTGTACTTCGCCACCCGCATGGGGAGCGAGCGCCAGTACGCGCGGGTCGATGCCGCCCTGCGACTGCGCCCGCGCGCCGTGCCCGGCATTGTGCTGACTACGTCCACGGCACCCTTCCCGTTTGCCGGGACGAATGTGGTGGTGCCCATCGAAGACGTTCTGGCGCCGAATCAGTCTGCGACGGCCGTGGACCTCGCGCGCTTGAAGGTCGCGTACCGACACGGCCACCAGGCGGCCATGGGCGGCACCGCCATCAGCCTCAAGGTCTCGGCGGATGGGTATGCAGCCCAGCTGTCCATCCCCGGCCGGGCGCCCTGGCGTGTCACGGGCAAGGCCAAGATCGCCGTGCTGCAGCGGCTGGTCGATGCCTACGCCGCCGGTACGCCGCACGTGAACACCAAGAAGCTCATGGAGGACACCGGCTGCGCGACGCCCGCGAACCTGTTCTCCAAAGCCTCGCCCTGGCGCGACTATCTGGTGAAGGTCAAGGGTGCCCACGCTTGGCAGTTGCACCTGCCGAGTGTTGAGGAGCCACTGGAGGACGAGAGCGCGGAAGCGCTGAGCGGCTGATATGGCTGGCCGGCTACGCCGGCAGTCACCGCATGCCTGAGAACGCTCTCTGCCAGCGACATCCCTGTTCGCACTAGTTGCTACTGCTTCGCTCCCGACGTGCCGAGGCGGGGTTGGTGCGATGAGAATCAGAATCCTCCTCTTGAGGTTAAAAACATGGGTGTCTGCTTTTCGAAATCAAGCAACAGCGTGAGCGGTTGGCATTACGCTTCTGATGCCGAGCGCTCGGTGCATTCAACGGAACGTCCCGCAACAGAATCAGGTGGCACCAGTCCCCCAAGAAGTCCATCAGGGCAATTGAGCGACCTGAGCGGCAGGAGCCCGGCCTGGAGAGACAACCAACCGCCTCGTCGTGCGCTGCTGGGCGATCTGGCGGCAATTCGTTCCAGCCTGGAGGGCATCCAGGACATGAAGGCCGTACCGGACTCGTCCGTTCTCGATCTGGATGCAGCGCTGCTGCCAGTTACGGCCCAGGCCGAGAACATTCGATCAGCCAACAAGAGTCGGAACGCTGAGACCTATCACTTCCCGCTCCACCATTTCCCGAATTTGCAGGCGTTTTGCGCCGCCATCACCGGTGGCGTGTTGCAGGATGGGCGCGCCGTCTTCAGGCTAAGAGCGGATCATGACCACATTGTTTCGGCCGACGTACGTACCGTCGGCCCCGCAGTCTCCGTCCTGATTCTGGAGCCTGTCGACCACTTTTCAGTAAGACGACTTCTGGAATCCTGCCTTGAAGAGATGGCCGGGCTCCTGCCTTCGAACGTTGCAGTCTCGGTGCTGATTCACGATTCGCAAAAAAGCAAGTTCGACTGTGCGATCTTCGCGTTGCATGCCGCTTCCAAAATGGTCGACGAGCGCCAATTCCTGGACGGGCTACACGTCGAGCACGCTTCGCCCCACGGCGCGGGCTCCTCGTCGAGGCTTGCCCACCTGGGTCATACCAAGGTAGGGCCCTATCGCATCATCGACGCACACGCGATCCTGCCGCCGGCTTTCTACAAGCACGGCCAGTCGCGCAAAGCGATCGAGAAAGCGTTCGCGAGCCGGGGTGGGGCGCAGTACGTGACGGTCAACAAGCGAGGGCAGACGCTGCTCGAACGCTTCGAGGATAAGCGCGACTTTCGCCTTGATTTGAACGCGACGGTGAGTACCTCCGTCGAGGACAAGCGCATCGCTTACCTGGCGCGGGCACACGACTATTTGCAGACGGCGTCCGAAGACGAGGTGCTCGACACGGTGGCTGCAGTCGCCGATACCGCGCCGGACTGGTTCAGAAAGTCGCGGGCCGCGATCGACGCCGACACGGACTCCTAACCTGAATACTTCGCGAGTGAAGAAGTCCGAGCCGACATACGACTCCCGGCCTCTCCAACGGTGGCAAATGCGCGGCCAGGCTGCGTAATAGCCAAGCCTTGCCATGATCGTGTGCAAATGCGCCATGTTGGCAACGGCACCAGCACGGATGAATCGTTGGTAGTCTTCCTCTTCGGTCATTGACCGATGATCGTTGACATTGCCGGAACCCTCCTGTTTTTTGTGACGGGGGCACGAACATTGATGGCGCTCGATGTCTGCATTGTTCACGGTGCGTTCCATCGCAGGTCAATCGCTCCCCTGCCGACTTGGAGCCTCGACTCGAGGTTGTGCCGATGTTGCTCACCGGCGCGCTTCATTACCCTCCTTTACTATCTGCTTCAGACGATTCGGCCCACCATCCGTGGCAGTTTCATTCCGCGAAGCTGTCATGAAGTCCATCGAACTCCCCTGTCCCTCCCGACTCTCGGCCGACGAACGCGCCGCCGAGATCACGACCATCCTGGCTTCGGCCATCGTCCGCACGCTCGCAGCACCGCCCGCAGCAGATAGCGCGGTTGGACTTGGCTTTGCGCCCGACCAGCGCGTACATACAACTCCCTATCAACGAGAGACGTTGTGATGAACGCCAACCCAACCTCCGTCGCCGCCCGCATCGCCGAACTGGGGCGCGCACCCATGCCCGAGCTCTGGAAGCTGTGGGACCGCTACTTTGACTACCGCCCGGCCAAGCCCAACCGCGATTTCATCGAATCTCGCATCGCCTACAAGCTGCAGGAGGAAGCCTTCGGCGGGCTGACGCCCGCCACGCGCGAACGCCTTGAGCACATCGGCGCCTCGCACTCGAAGATCCCCAAGCGGGCCCAGTCACGCGAACTGCACTTCGTCCCCGGCACGGTCATTTCACGTGAATGGGGCGGGCGCGAGCACAAGGCGGTCGTCACTGCAGAAGGTGGGTTCGAGTACGAGGGCAAGTCCTTCAAGAGCCTGACCGCCCTGGCGCGACACATCACCGGCACGCACTGGTCCGGCCCGCTGTTCTTCGGTATCACCAAGGGAGGTGTCCGATGACCAGCGCTGTCCAGATTGCCAGCACGAAGGCGCGCAAGCGCTGCGCGGTGTACTGCCGGGTCTCGACCGACGAGCGGCTGGACCAGGAATTCAACTCCATCGACGCGCAGAAGGAGGCGGGGCACGCCTTCATCGCCAGCCAGCGCGCCGAAGGCTGGCTTTCCGTGGCCGACGACTACGACGATCCGGGGTACTCCGGCGGCAATACCGACCGGCCTGGGCTGCAGCGGCTGCTGATGGACATCGAACGCGGGCGCATCGATATCGTCGTGGTCTACAAGATCGACCGCCTGACCCGTAGCCTGGCGGACTTCTCCAAGATGGTTGAGGTGTTCGAGCGCTATAACGTGTCGTTCGTGTCGGTGACCCAGCAGTTCAACACCACCACGTCGATGGGCAGGCTGATGCTGAACGTGCTGCTGTCCTTCGCTCAGTTCGAGCGCGAGGTCACCGGCGAGCGGATCCGCGACAAGATCGCCGCGTCCAAGCGCAAGGGACTGTGGATGGGCGGCGTACCGCCGCTCGGGTACGACGTGCACAACCGCCAGTTGGTCGTCAACGGGGCCGAGGCGGAGGTTGTGCGCCGCATCTTCGAGGAGATGCTGACCATCGGCTCGCCCACGCAGATCGCCGCCCGCCTGACTGCCAAGGGCATCACCACCAAAGCCTGGACCACGCAGGAAGGCCGCGTCCGCTACGGGGCCAGCATCGACAAGAAGTACCTGTCCAAGCTGCTGCGCAACCGCATCTACCTGGGGGAGTTGTCGCACAAGGGTAGCTGGTACCCCGGCACGCATCCGGCCATCATCGACGCCGCATTGTGGGAGCAAGTTCATGCCGTACTGGCCAAAGACAGTCACGCGCGGTCGACGCAGACCAAGGTGCTGTCGCGCACGGACGCGCTGCTGCGCGGCTTGCTGTACACCCCGTCCGGCGAGCGGATGTATCCGACCTACTCGCGCAAGAACGGGCGCCAGTACCGCTACTACGTGTCGAAGTCGGAGAGCCGTTTTGGGGCACCGGGCAAGCGCTACGAGCGGCTGCCCGCACCGGAGATCGAGGGCGCTGTCATCGCGCAGATCCGCACGGTGCTGACCAGCCCGGAGGCGGTGGCAGCGGTGGTGCGGCACATCCAGCACAACGGCGCCCAGGTGGACGAGGCCGCGACCGTGATGGCGATGGGCCGGCTCGATGACGTATGGGATCGGCTCTTCCCCGCGGAGCGGCACCGCATCGCGAACCTCATGATCGAACGGGTGGACCTCGTTGACGATGGGGAGAACCAAGGGATCCGGGTGAAGTGGCGAGAGGTCGGGTGGGATGCGCTGATCAAGGAATTCGTGCCGGGTGAGATTGGCGCGGAATTGCTGGAGGTCGAAGCATGACGAGCACCGCACTGGAGACCTTCGTGCCGGTGACTTTCCGCCGCCGAGGCGCGCGGCGGGTCGTGGCTGATGAGCGCGCAACGCACGACACGACGCTGCTGCAGGCGCTGGCGAGGGGCTTCTACTGGCAGCGGCTGGTGGACTCAGGCTCGATGAAGAGCGGCGCGGCCATCGCGCACGCGGAAGGGCTCCACCCCACGGCGGTCAACGAACTGATGCGGCTGACCCTGCTGGCGCCAGACATCGTTGCGCGGCTGCTGGCCGGCCGGCAACCGCGGAGCATGACGTTGTGGTGGTTCCAGCACAACCCGCTGCCGGTGGATTGGGATGACCAGCGGCAGCTCGTGGCGGACTTTGAGGAGCAAGCATGAGCCGGAATCATCGCGGGCGGATCCTGGGGGAGCCGGTCACTCGATCGCTGCCGGCGCCGGCCGGCGGCGTGCAGTTGGAGACGTTCGTGCCGTGGACGTTGGTGAAGCGCGGTTCGAAGAAGGAGGTCATCACGCCGCTGGATGCGCCGCAGGAATTTGCCATTGAGGCTCGACGGGAGAAACGGGACCGGGACGCGACCCAGGATACGTCGCTGATGCGGGCGCTCGGCCTGGCGCACTACTGGCAGTGGCTCCTCGACGCGCGGCGTGTCACATCTGTGGCAGAGATCGCCGAGGCTGAAGGCATCGGCATCACCCAGGTGCGCCGGCTGCTACGACTGAGCCTGCTGGGACCAGAAGTCGTCGAGCAATTGATCGATACACCGGGGACTGCACTGGAGCCGGTGATGCGACGCACGTGGCCGAGTGCGTGGCATGCCCAGATCGATACCGTGAAATCGATGCGATAGATCTGTGGACGCTGACGGCGCTCGAAGCGGGAAGTCTCGGCATCGCTTTCAAGGCGCAGATCTCCTCTGTCGACCCACTGCGGTCATACAAACTAACGCCGTCGAATGACCGCTGCTCCGTTTTGGAGTGACATCAACATCTGGCCCACCCCGACCTATAGGGTGTCGTCTCAAATGCCAAGAAAGCTTCTGAGGCGTACCGCGCACGCCGCAGATTCGGTCGGGCACGCAGCGCCACATGCATTAGCAATGCAGCTTTTCAAGTTTTGCGACCTTCGAGCGAAGGTCGCAACTGGCAAAGAGGCCGGAACACGGACCTGTGCGAAGCGCAAGCGCTGAATGCATATGCGCAAAAAGGCCGCTCTTACGGGCGACACTACACGGTGGCATCCTGCATCATAGAGGTCCCTGTCTGGAACGCATCCAGCGCAGACCTCATCTCCGCTGCTGCCTTGTCGGAAGTCGATCGAGCCTTTCTTTCACCTGCGCGGAGCGCCTTCGAGTATCGCTTCTGTTCTTCGACACCTGACAAGAGGTTGACGACCACCTCGTTCAGTGCCGCCGGTGTGAGCTCGATCATTCCAGTTGACCCAGTGTATAGGCGGTCAATTTGCTGCGCACCAAAACCTGCGCGGAGGTAGTCACACAAGTACTCAGGCCAGATTTCCTTCTGATTAACCCGAATAATCGCGACGTGCCCCTCCGCAATTGCTGCCTCTGGCATTGGCTCGCCAGTAACGTCGTCTGCACCCGGACGGTACACGCAGCACTTGCCGAGCGTACCGTCACCTGTCGACGACACAAGGACGTCGCCAGGTCTGACGAGATTCAGATTTTTCCCTTGGCGCTGCGCTTTCTCAGCATATTCATCGAAGAGGCTCTTTTCGATGTAATCGCCGTCGACCACTAGCTCCCCAAACTTTGAGATATTACTTCCGGCCTTTATGACCAGTGCATAGCCGTCCCCAGCATCAACATAGGCATCAGCACTCGGGCTGTTTCCACGTGTTGTGGGGATCGTGTTAAGTTCCTTGATAGTCTTGCCACCAGCGTCCACTATTTCCTTCATTGCTTGCGTTACACCCGGCCGCCAATATTTCACGTCAAAGCGTGACGCATTGTCGTCCCGAATCTGGCCGACAGGTATGTCGAACATAGACCAAGTTTCACCTTGACGGGCCTTTCCATTTCGCAGGATGTTCTTTCCAATCTCTTCCAGCAAGGAGTCGAGATCAAAACTCCGTGCTATGTCGCCAGATCCGTCCATACCAAATGTAGCGACGTCACAGAATGCGACCGGGTACTCGATTCCGTCCGAGATTTCTTCCTCCTCGGGTGTCATGCGCTGCAGATACAGAACACTGGATCGAACGTTGATCTTATTGGGGCGGAACGTCTCGTCAGGGAGATGGATTACCGCCAGCAACTTCGCTTTGCCAAGCAACCACTTCCGTATCGGCGCTGCTGTGTCTGTATTCAGAACGCCCTCATCGATGACGGTGCAAATTTCGCCACCGGGACGCAGCGATTGCACCATTTTCTGCAAAAATAGCAGTTGGCCTTTTACGGTCTGAACTTCAAATTGGCCTAAATCCGTTTCAGACAAAGCACCACTTTCGGATGTTCCGAACGGCGGATTTGTTAAAATGAAGTCACAATCCGGGTTATGGATACTCCAGTTTTCCGCGGACAGTGCAAGGCTGTTTTCGGCTTTGATGTTGGAATGACCGTCGCCAGCAACGATCATGTTCATTTTCGCCGCGCAAGCTACGCCTTCGTTCGCGTCCGAGCCAAAGAAAACATTCTGCTTGATCTTCTTGACCAGTTCGCGGTGAACCGGCTCACTGATCAAGCGGTCTGCGAGCTTTTGATCGGCGATGCGTAGACTGTCACCCATCAGATACACAAGGAACCCGCCCGTCCCGCATGCTGGATCTAAGACTTTTGGAGTAACGCTACCGCCGGATAGAAGCGCATTTACAATTTTCTCTTGGCCAATTACTGAGGACATCAATCTCACCAAGGGTCGAGGCGTAAAATATTGACCGAGCTTTTTACCCTTGAGAGTTGCACGAACGAAGTATTCGAACGCTGCGCCTTTAGAGTCGGTTGTGCTATCCGTAAAAGACACAGCCGCAAGTTGGCGCACAAGATATAAGAATGTCTTGGCCACCTTTAAATGAACCGGGTTCGCCAGAACCTCTCCGTATGATTTATCGCTCCGGATTTTTTTTATCATGTCCATTATTGCGTTCTGGACCTGATCGGCCTTTACCTCTGGCAAGGAAGCCAATTCATGAAACGTGTAACTATAAGGCAGCGCGAAGCCGGGTTCTGTATCGGCTTTTTCTTCGAGCAACTTCAGGAACAGTAATTTCGAAAAATCATCAAATACATGATTTTCGTCCTTTTCGTTTTTCCGGATCGCATCATGGCAACGTGAAAACAGCGCGTTCAGTTGGCGCAACGGAAGACTTGGGCGGAAGGGTAGCGCAGACGAGCCGTCCAGCGGACCATCCTCTCCAGTCAGAGCTACCCGCGCCGCGTTCGGATCGGCTTTGAAGTCCTTCAGCACTGCTTTGAGCTGTGTTTTCGAAGGAATTTTGGACGAAAGCTTTCCGTTCCACAAAATAGGGTCGCCGCTTTTGGCATTGTAGGAGCGGATCTCAGCGCCATTACAGACCACGACGAACGGAACGTCGTACCCGTCTGCGCGCGCATATGCGAGTGCCTGCTTTTTGTCTTGGTCGGACAATTTTTTCGCTATGCGCTTGGCTTCGATGAGAAAAGCAGGTTTCCCTTTCGGGTAGGTCTTGTCATTAAGCCAGACCAAAATGTCGACGTAGCCTGCTTCATAGCGCTCCGGTGAATTAGCTGCCATCTCGAAGTGCAGGTCGGTGGAGATGTCATAGCCACGCCGTTGCAGGTACGGCAGGATGCGCTTGATTACTGTTTCGGTTTCGTTGGCGAGTTTCGACATCTTTTCGTATAGATCTATTTGAGCAGCGCGACCGTGGCCGACCATTAGTTGGCTCAACTGCGGGCGATATTCGGTGATTGTAGAGTACAGCGGCAT